AATTTGTACTCTTTTAATAGAAGATGCTAAAATTCTTGGTGTCGAAATAGAAACAATATTAGCAGTTGCTTGGGAAGAGTCAAGGTTTACTTCACAAGAAAAACCTACAAGATACAAGTGCATTGGACCGTTGCAAATAAAGTATCAATATTGGTGTCCAAATAAAAACAATAAAGTATCTGTTACTAAAAAAGACGGGTTAATAAGTAAATGTGATGTTTTTTATCATGGCGTAAAAGCTGTTAAATATTATATTAAAAAGTTTAAGCCAGAAAACAAAGCTTTGTGTTATTACAATAACTCTAAAAAATGCAGTGCTAAAAACAATTATGAGTCAGGTTACGTTAGAAATGTTAATAGATTTAAAAAAAGAATTAAAAGATTTATAAAGCACAAAAAACACTTTAATCTTTAAAAACTTCATACGTGTAATATATTAATTATTAATATTATTATATTGTAAAAGGAATAAAATGCTACCGTCAACATATAAAAAATATTACAATATATTAACATCACATCTAATCGAAACATACAACGTAGGTATTATTGAAAAGGCGTATGCCGAAGATGCTTGGTACCCAAACTTAAACTTGATTTATATCAATAAGAACCTTAAATATCAACAAAGACTGTATTCTTTACTGCATGAAGGTGGACATGCTATTATCGATAATTCAATAAGGCAAAAAAACGTATTATGCTTTAATAAAAACACACCTCATAATGTTAGGTCTAAGAAAAATTATGTTCATACACTTAATGAAGAGATATTGGCGTGGAACTATGGTAAGCAGTTAGTTAAAAGTTTAGGCTTTAAGATTGATGAAGCAAAGTTAGATGAATATATGACTGATTGTATTATGTCATATGTGAAAAGTGGTTTAGAGTCTGTGTATGGTAAAGAAATCAATGTTAGAGCTATAAGAAGTAAGTATGTGTAAATATATAATTAAATTTATATAATATAACATATAGGAGGTGATAATGTCGTTATCAAAAAAAGAGCTTAGAGAACTTAAAAGTAAAATGGTTGAGAAAGATCAGGATGCTTTAAAGAGTCTAAGAAGAAATAAGACTCCAACTTTAAAAGCTGCTAAGAAGCTAATCAAAAAAGAAAACTTTGAAAACAAAAAGTCAGTTGTAAGATGGAACTTTAAAGTTAATGACTTAGTAAGAGTAACTTATGGAAATAAAGAAATTGGTTTAATAGTTTCAAACTATGAATATTTTTCTAGGCGTGTTGAGAAGAATTGCTTTTTCATACTAGTTGATAACGCTGTAAAGCAGATTGATGGAAGATACTTACGACAGGTATAACATGTAAGTGTAAATAAGACACATAAATAATTATAATATATAGTAAATCAAATCAACCTTATCACCTTTAAAAAAGGACAAATTAATGAAGCTTAACGTTAAAAGTGACAACATTGTTTTCGGCACAAACATTCTAGATATTACGATTCCGTCAAAGCTTCGTGAACGTCATCCTTGCGGAGTTGATTATATAGATGCAGCTTTTGGAGGCGAAGGTTTTACACCGTCAACAATCTCTTTGTTTACAGGAGAACCAGGCGCAGGCAAAACAACTTTAATGCTGACGTTGGCTAACGCTTTAACAAGTCAAGATTATGTCTGTTTATTTAATACAGCAGAAGAATCTTTGTATCAAGTAAAAATGACATGTGAAAGGTTAGATGTTTCACACGGTTTTGTTGCTGGTCAAGAATCATATGTGCCTAGGTTACTTAAGAATTGTGATGCATTAAGAAAAAGATATTCTAACAAGCCATTCTTTCTTATTGTTGATTCTCTTCAAACTCTTAATGATGGCAAATATGGTGAAGATAGCACAAACAGTCAATCAGCTGTTAGAGCATTGCAAATGTTAACTGATTACGCTAAAGAGCATTATATAAATGTTATTTGTATTGGACAAGTTAACAAGAGCGGAAACATGGCAGGATCTCAAAAACTTAAGCATATGGTTGATGCAATGCTTCATTTATCTATTGAACGTAAAGATGAAGATTTCAAGGGTCTAAGAGTTTTAGAAACTATTAAAAATAGATTTGGAGGAGCCGGTTGGACATTTTTCTTAGACCTTAAAAAAGAAGGTTTTAATGAAGTTGCAAGAGTCGGTGTTAAATAAATGTCAAAAGCCCTAATAGCTTATTTTTTAGGCTCCTCATTTGTGTTTCTACAACATAATCTACAGTTCATTAACGAATACTTCAAAGATAAACAGCATATTCTAATACTTACTATGAGTATTCCTATTTCTTATCTTTATTATTATGCATGGACTTACTTTGTTATTCAAAATGGAGGATCAGTATGGGCTGCGAGGTTTGTATTTTTTGGTCTTTCATATTTTACACACCCAATATTAGCGTACGCTTTCCTCGGCGAAACGCCTTTCTCTTTAAAAACCATACTATGCACACTACTCAGTGTAGTTATCTTGTTAATACAATACAAGTTATAAACACATATGTGTATTTAAGATAAACAACATATTATAATATAAAGTAATCACAATAAATCAACCTTAAAAAAAGGAAATTAAATTGAACATTCAAAGCTTTCTAAAAATTGTTAAAAATCTACCTCCTCATCACGCAGTTCTTATGAGAGCAAGTACTGGTGTTGGTAAATCATCACTTGTCAACTATATTTCAAAAGACATAGGATTACCGCTTATTGATGTAAGAGCATCTATTATGTCTGAAGGTGATGTTCAAGGGTATCCTGATATTGAGGGAATGAAGGAAAAAGGTATTATGACTTTTTGCATGCCTTCTTGGTTTGTTAGAGCTTGCAATGAACCGGTCATATTGTTTCTGGACGAGTTTAATCGAGGATTACCTACTGTTCAACAATCTTTCTTTCAAATAGTATTGGATAGGCAGTTAGGAAACGATGAAAACGGCAACCCATATAATATCCATCCTGAAACACGTATTTTTGGAGCGATTAATCATGGTAACGAGTATGATGTAAATGAAATGGATCCAGCATTGCTAAGAAGATTTTGGACTATTGATTTAGAACCAACAAAAGATGACTGGATTAGTTGGGCAAAAACAAAAGATGTAGATAATCTAATCATTGAATTTCTTAAGACTAGATCAACGCATCTTTTTGTTAATCTTGAAAAAGTTACGCCAGGCAATGTATTCCCAACACCAGCATCTTGGGCAAGGTTTGATGAGGTTTTAAAGTTCTGTAACGTCGATCTTTTTGACGACAAAGATTCTTTTGATATTTTTAATACTGCAATTGGTTTTATTGGACAAGAAGCTGCTGTTGAGTTTACTGACTTTGTTAAGAAATATGAAATAGTAGTTACGCCAGAACAGTTACTTAATAGTTTTGATATGTGTAAAGAAAAGTTAAATGTTATGTCAAACGATAGGATTAACTCACTTATAGAAAGATTAGGTGAACATGGTGCATCTAACGATTGGACAGTTACACAGTCAAAGAATGCTGCGAAGTTAGGAAAGATGATTTCTGAAGAAATGATGATTCATTTCTGGTCATGTATTACTAAGGGAAAAAACATAAACACAATACAGAAGTTCCATAAAGAGATTGGAAGTTATGTTGTTGAAGTTGTAAATAGTAATAGAGACTTACTCGGTAAGTAAATAGATTTGATGTGACTTATACATGTGTATCTTTTATTATGTATGACTATAATATAACATAATGAGACACCACTTAATTATTGAAAAGACTTGATAAGGTTTTAATAATGAATAAAGATAAAAACAACAATAATCTTCTCAAGAAAAGAAAAGCTACAAAAAAACAAATTGAAGAGTTTGACTTGCAAAAGCATCTTGTTGATTTTCTTTGGACAGAACCTTTTTATAGTAGAATATTAAGGTCTTTAAATAAAGAAGAAACAGATACAATACCAACAGCAGGTGTAACGTGTATCGAAGGTGACATTACGCTTTACTGGAACAGAGAGTTTTTGGCTGGACTTTCTAAAAAAGAAGTAACCGGTTTATTAAAGCATGAGTGTCTCCATCTTGTTTTCGGTCATACAACTGAAAGAAGACGTGACCCTCATATTATCTGGAATTACGGAACAGATCTTGCTATTAACTCTACAATTCCTAGCGAAGAACTTCCACAGGGAGGACTAATACCTGGTGTTTGTCTTAAGCTAGAAAAAAGCCAGCTAGATAACATGTCTGATAAAGAAAAAGAAAACTTTGAAAAGTTATCAAGTCTTATTGAAAGTCTTCCAAGAAACAAAACATCAGAATATTATTTTGAAAAGTTAATGTCAGATTCAGATGTTAAAGAGTATCTAGAAGACATGGCAGGAAATAAAGAGTATACGATTGGTTTTGATGACCACGATGGTTGGGATGAAATGTCTGACCAAGAAAAAGAGTTACTTCAAGGTAAGATTAAAGAGCTTGTTAAAGAAGCAGCTAATGAAGCTGATAACAGAAATTGGGGTTCTGTTTCCTCTGAAACAAGGAAAGAAATCTACAAGATGCTTTCTAATAAGATTAAATGGGAATCATTACTCAAGCGGTTTTGTGGATTTACAAGGAAAGATGAACGAAGATCTTCTATTAGAAAGCTAAACAGGAAATATCCTGGAATACACCCAGGTTCTAAAAAGATTTATAGACCAATGATTGCAGTCTATATTGATGAAAGTGGCTCTGTTTCTAATAAGGAGCTATCTGCATTCTATTCAGAACTTGACAATCTTTCAAAGAATACAGACTTCTTTCTATATAAGTTTGATCACAAAGTTGATGATAAAAACGGCTTTCTTTGGAAGAAAAACAAAAGACCTATGCTCAAAAGAGAGTTAACAGGAGGCACTAGCTTTGATGCTGTCGCTAAACACGCATTAAAAAATAAGAAAAAGTTTGATGGCTATGTAATCCTTACAGACGGAGGTGCACCTCAACCTAGAATAACTAGAGGCATGAGAAGGTGTTGGGTTCTAGCTAAAGACTGTGTTCTTGCTTTTGCTCATGATCGAGCTGATATTGTCATAAACATGTAAATAAATTTATAAAAGAGAGAATTATGTTATATAATTTTAATACTGAAACATTTAAGTTGGTTAAAGACAACAATCAAGTTAAACTGTATCATAAAGCACAGAATAAATGGTCCCAAGGTTGGACTTATATTGGTAAGTATAAAACAACACAGCTTGCAGAAAATGCTGCAAGACTTTACACTAGATAAGAGGAAATAGATATTATGATGCGCTACAAGATTACAATCGATCGACATGGTTTAGGTGAATACGAAAAGAGCATTGTCGATTATGTTTTTGAGTCTACATCACCAAAGGATGCTATTAAAAGAGTTAAGGCTGTTTATGATAGATGTGAAAGAACAAGAAAGAGAATTCCTTATAACTCAAGGTTATTCCTTGAAGCAGTAGCCATTTCAGCTGACGTTGATCTGGCAAAAATTAAATAATGTAGTATGCTATATTACATCGGCGTTTTTTTCATATTAATTTTAAACGCAGGAATACTTTTTGATCAAGCTCATCATAATAAAGAACTTAATGAGGAAAACCCTTATGTCTTTTTTATTGTGATGGGCTTGTTTGCTTCTGTTGAAATAATATTCTTTACAGCTATATACTTTCTTACAATTAAAGTGACAGGTCTTATTTAATGATCAATGAAATTAATAACTTTATTACTCAAATGAATTCATCAACTTCTACAAATGATAAAGTCGATATTATGAGGCTTTCTTCAAGAGATGTAAGAAGAGTATTATACTATACATATAATAGTTTTATGCAGTATAATGTTACAACTAAAGTGTTAGAAAAAAAGAAAGAACTATGTAACGCTAATACAAAATTTGTTTCTATTTTTGGTCTGTTAGATTCTTTAAACGAAAGACTAATAACAGGACATAAAGCTATAGAAGAAACAAACGGATTCATTCTTAACAACCCAGAATACTCTTCTTTATTACATTTGATTCTTGATAGAAATCTTAAGATCAGAGTGTCTGTAAAGTTGATTAACAAAGCATTGCCGGGACTAATTCCTACATTTAACGTAGCATTAGCTGCTAAGTATGATGATAAGACAAAGAAGAAAGTAGACTTTAGTAAAGATGTTTGGTATGTATCAAGAAAACTCGATGGTGTTCGCTGCCTTATTATTGTTGATGGTAAAGGAAAAGCGAAATCATTTTCAAGAGCAGGAAAACAGTTTCATACGTTATCCTTGGTAGAGCAAGAAATAGAAAGTTTAGGTGTTAAAAACGTTGTCTACGACGGAGAAATGTGTATTGTAGACGAAAAAGGAAACGAAAACTTTCAGAATGTAATGAAAGAAATTGGACGTAAAGATCATACAATACAACAAGGTCTATTTCAAATATTTGATTTTATTCCTTATGACGTATTTAAAAAAGGTCTCTCGAAAACAGGCACTTTTTCTCAAAGATTACTTGCACTTCAAAATACAATACTTGGTAAAAGTCTAAAGTTTCTAGACTGTTTAAAACAAGAAACTATCATAGACTTTAACGAGTTAGATAAGCTAACAGCTGAAGCCTCTAGTAATGGTTGGGAAGGTTTAATGCTGAGGAAGAACGATGTATATAAAGGAAAAAGATCTAATGATATTTTAAAAGTTAAAACTTTTCATGACGAAGAATATCTTGTTAATGATGTCGTGTTTGGACCATTTAGATATATTAAGGACGGGACTGAAGTAGAAGAAGAAATGCTTAGTGCTGTTTTGATAGAACATAAAGGTAATATAGTTAGAGTTGGCAGCGGATTCTCAATAGACCAAAGAAAAATGTTTTTTAAAAACCCAACAGGAATAATTGGGAACGAAATTACAGTGCAATACTTTGAAGAGTCTCAGAATCAAAATGGCGAATACTCATTAAGATTTCCTGTTATAAAGGTTATTCATGGTAAAGAAAGAAAATACTAAAATTGTTAAAGGTGACTTGTGTTATTACAAGAAAATGCCGGTAATTGTGTTACAAAGAATATTAAGACAATTTAACTTTTCTGATGAACAATCTTTTTTAGTTTTATTTCCACAAGGAGGAATTGATACAGTTAATGTTAGATCTTTAGAATTAGTTCTGTAATTTTTAAACCAGCTTTTAGCTGGTTTTTTTGTAATTATAACTGCACTTTTGCTGAAGGACATATTTATTAATAACGAAAAAATAATAGAAGATAAAGTTTTGTTTTATTAAATTACGTTGATAAATTAATATATAAGTTGTATAAGCAAAATATCTTAATAAAGAAAGAAAGATTAGAAAAATGAAGATAACTGAAAGTAAACTGCGAAATTTAATTAGAAATGTCATCGCTGAAAGTATGCATGAAGATCATAATGAAGATGGACATGAGTTTGATGATTATGATTATAACCCAGCTAATGATCCTTACAATCCTAATCCTGAGTTAGAGAAAGGATTTAGTGTTAGCTTGCCCGCAAGAGATCATAAGTCACCAGAAGATATGCTAAGTACAATGACTATTAGCCGAAAGTCAGAAGAATGCCGTCGACATGGATTAGACCCTACTTCATGCACAGACATGGAGCTTCTTAGAGCAATGAAAGATAAAATGTAAAGAACATTCAGAAACAAATAAGTGTTATACTAAAACCAGCTTTTTGCTGGTTTTTTTGTATTTGCAAAAAGACATGAGCATTTGACGAAGCTGAGTGTTAACATAACAAAACGCTTGTAAGATAATAGATAGTATTATATAATACATGAAAGATTAGGAAGGATACTATATGTTAAAAGGTTTATTTTTATCATTGTTACTATTGTTAACAAGTTGTTCTACAGAACTAGAAACTTACAAAGGTTATAATACAGACTTTAGAGACAAAACTTATTCTGAACAGTTTCATGTCGGTGCTTCTTGTGATATTAATTGCATCTACTCTTCGTATGCTATAGAATATAATATACAAGAAAAGCAATATGATTGTTTAGAAGGGCCTTGTGCATGTGTTAAGGAGAATGATGCTTGGGAATTGTGTAACAAAGAAGTTGAGCCAAATGATTTATGGAGAGAAAACAGCTTACAAGAAACACAAGAAGTAAGAATTAATGTGCCTTATTATAATCAACATGACAATGATTATTATCCGTCATCTACATGTCAAAATACATCAATAGCAATGGTTTTAAGCTACTATCAATATAATATACATCCTGATACTATTTATTTGCGTTGGGGTAAGGACATGACACAGGCGCCTTCTGGCTTGAATGCTGTTTATAAGAACTATTCTGCCAGTAGTTCAATTAATACTTATACAAATGCATCACCAGAAGATTTAATAAACGCGTTACAACAAGGTTATATAGCTATTGTGCATGGATATTTTACTTCTTATGGACATGTTTTAGTTGTAAGTGGTTATGATGATAGTTATTATTATGTTAACGATCCTGCTGGCGTTTGGAAAGAATGTTTTAAGTGTGGTTATACAGGCGTGTGGAATGGTTCTACACGTTATTCAAAGAGAGCTTTTGAAGATGCTGTATTTACATCTAATGGATCAAATTATTTGCCTGGGTGGATTCACCTAATTAAAGGATACTGATATGAAGTCTTATTTTGCTTTCTGTTTAACGTTTTTTATATTAATGAACAATATATCATATGGACAAAGTTATGAATGCGACAACAACTTTGAAGAATGTGGAACACCCGAACAAAGTGGTGGTGGAGGTGCAGGAGGTGGTTCTATACTAATAGCAAATACTGACTTAGGCGACACATATCAAAATGCAGACGACTATGATGACGATGGAATAGAAGACCCACAAGATAACTGTCCTAGAAATGCAAATCCAGATCAAATGGATAGAGACGGTGATAAAGTTGGAGACATGTGTGACAATTGTTTAAGTATATGGAATCCTGAACAGAACAATGTTGATGCTGACGCTTGGGGAGATTATTGTGATAGTGATATTGATAATGACCAGATTCTAAACGCTAACGATGAATGTCCTTTACATTGGGGAAACTCATCTTGCTTTAACACTTACACAAGCGAAAAGTCTGATAATCAAGTAAACAATGACTTCCCTGAATATGAAAACATGAATCAAGGTAATATTTTTCAAGAAGAAAATACAGTGATGAAAGATAGTTGTAATGCTTACAACAATAATACTTCTTTGTTTTACTTGATGTCTATGTTTTTTATAATAAACTTATATAGAAGAGCGAAAGAAAGTTAGGATTTTGACGAAGCAGAGCGTATGAATACTGAGAATAGATCTAAGTTATGTTTTATTAATAGCGGACTTCTAAAAGGAAGTTTTTGTATTGTGTTATATGAATGTGACTATGTATCTACAGATGCGCTAAAGTGGTTTAGAGTTTATGTAAACAATGAGGTAAGAAGTATTTCAAACAACGTTTTAAGTTTTTTGTAAAAATGACTTCTATACATATAATTACATTTCAATAGTTAAGAAAGAGATAACATTATGTTAAATTCAAACGAAACAAAAGCACCTATATTTTTAGCTATAGCATATTTTATAGCATTTACAATCCCAGGCATATGTCAGTATTTATAGAAAAAAGAAAGAAAGAAAAAATGTCAACCGGTTTTAGTGGAGAAGAAGTAGTAGTTTTGCAATCAAGTTCAAATGATAGAGTATTAAGTTTTCTTAATGATTTAAGAGTTTTATTAGACAAACATGGAGCAAAACTTTATGCAACAGACTGTGAATTGTATTTAAATAATATCGGATACGTTGGACAGCTAGAAGACAACATTGAAACTGTTGAAATATCTGATGGTGATGAAGTCATATTTAGTTCAAAATAGCCTTGCCTACTTTTTTTTGATATAAAAAAACCAGCAAAAGCTGGTTAAGAAATATTAGATAAAAATTTTCTATCGAAACAAAATCTTTTTCTTTGTTTCATCAGTATTAATGGGCATAGTAACAGTCAAAATTCCTTTGTTGAGTTGCGCAAAACTTTTTTCTACATCTATTGATTTGTATAAAGTAATAGCATCATTAAATATTGTTGAAAAGTCAGAGTCACCAGAATCTTCTGGACTTTTAAGAAAAAGCTTCTTTCGATCAAATGTAATATCAATATCTTCTTTGTTCATACCAGGTGCTAAACATCTAAAAATAATGTTATTAGACTCTTCAAAGAGCTTATATGTGTTTCTTCTATTAACTGGACTTCTTCTTGATGAATAAGCATTTGACGAGTTATCTATTTCATCATAAAAATTTTTTATTATTGCGTCGATTGTCATAAATTTCTCCTTGCTAAAATTATGTTGATTATAATATAGACACCAAATTTATTTTGGTAACCCTTTATACATTATTTTTTTTATAAAAGTTTATTAAGTCGCTTAGAAGGTGCATATTAATAACGCCTCCCCAACTTTCTACTTGAAACTTTATTTCTTGATAAGATAACTTGTTTTGAGCTATAATATCACAAATTTCTTCTTTATAATCATTAGGAACATTCTCAATAACCAATACTTTATTGTTGTTTCCAATATCAAACAGCTGATTGTCATTAGAAAAAGTAAAAATTAACTTTGACATAGTTAAACTCCTTGTAGATATATTAACTATGTTTTTATGAAAATTAAATTTTTCTTTCTAACGCAATTCTTTTTCTAATCATTAAAAGCATGTTATTGTAAAGAAAATATATTAAATCATCTTCTATTTCTTTTTTAGTGAACTCGTAAAAAGCTAAGTAAAAGCCTTCTTTAATATGATAGTTTACGATTTGTTTATTATGATCGTATATATCATATCCAACAACAACACAGTTTCTAGTAACTTCAAAAATAAAGTTTCTCATAGATCTAAGACTTTAATTTTGATTTTCATAGAATCTACCTTTTAACAAATAGTATTATTATTTATCTTCCAATACTTTTAACTATATCGATAGACCCAATATATTGATAAGCACCTTTGTTAAATAGCGGTGCTGTGCATTTTGATTTCCTATGTGCTTCTTTAACAGCGTATTTATCACCGCAAGAAATACACATAAAATAACCGAGATTAAACCTTTTATCAGGAAAGTCTTTGAAACATTCAATACATTTAGCCATCTAAACTCCTTTTGAAATATTTAGCTGTACCATTGAGTTTTCTAAGGTAGTCTACACTTGACATTCCAGAAGCAGCAACTTCTTGCGTCCATTCTTTGTACATGTTATAACCTAACTCAGTTAACTCTTCTTCAACCGGAGGGTAAGAAATTGGGTCATAAAAACCATCATCAGGCTTCTTCCAGACGCCTTTACTTTTTTCACCTGTCTTATATAACTTTAAAGCCTTAGGCGTTCCTGATAATATGTTTGCATCAAGTAATACAGCCGGTGATAAGTTTATAATAATCTTGTTATTTTCGTTGTCTATTAAGTGACACTCACAAGTAAAGTTTTTTCTGCCAACAGTTTTAATAAACTTTAGAAATACTTTTTCTTGTTTCTTAAAACACTTAACTAAATTTATTGCGACTTTGCTTTTTATTTCTTTAGAATAAACTTTTTCTGATATTTTGTCTAAGATATACTGAAATGTATTTGTGTCAATGTGAAAGTATATCCACTTATGCTTAACACCTTCAAACTTTTGTTTAATTTCGTTTTTCATTTTATCTCCTATGCAATATTATAGGACTAAATCAATAATATTTACACACTAGTCATTCGTATCTGTTATTATGCTTTTAATCAAAAAGCTATAATTTTCTTCAAGATATTCAATAACATCAGACTCTTCAGCGTCAGAGTCTATTTCATCTTCCTTTAAAGTTAAACTTTTCGGGAGAACAGCAATTTTTCTTGACTCTTCATAATTACAATCTTCAAACTCTGTTCCAGAAAAGTCCCATACTATTTTTTTAATTTTAATCATTTTATTGCTCCTTGATTTTTTGTTATATATATAGTAAAATCTCTTTTTAACTTCTAAACTAATATTTCTCTATCTGGTGTTTAATGTACCATAAAGCTTTATTTAAGTCTTCTTTTGCTTTTGTTGGATTCTTCTTTCCCGCTCTTGCAATATACTTTATTGCGTTACCTAGATTAAAACCTAGATCCCAAGCTTCTATTACATCAATTACTTCATGGCCACTGTCCTTGAGATAATGGGCAGGATGATCTACGTTTTTGTCTTTTTTGTTTTTTGATTTACCACATTGACAAAGAATACCAGCTTTGCAGGATGTACATCTATCACAATTATTCATATTTTTAACCTTTCTTTTCTATAACTTTATTGATTTGGTTTAAAAGCTTTGTCTTAAGATAATATATATTACTTTTCTAAGGTGTTCTTAACACTTCTTCTAATGTTTGTATGCCAAAACTCATAAGATCTTTTTCTGGAACATGTATATCTATCTTTTCTTTGATAGTCAATTTATCTTTTAGGAAGTCTCCTGACTCTAGATCAAGATTATGAGGAACACCTTCAAGATTAACTACATTATCATTTAGTAAGTGCATATTATCTATTCTTACTTTTATATGGTCTTCTAATTTTGATCCTTTTATCCTTATTTGAAACTTTGAGAATCCTTTCGAAGAAGAAATAAATCTTATCCATGCAAATCCAGTGCCTTCAAATATATCAAGCATGTTACTACATTCTTCAAACATTCCAGATATGTCTGTAGAAGAAAGCATTTTGTTGTTTAGAGAATTTTTAACTGCACTCCATGCTGGGTTATTGTCATCTACTTTAACTTTTGCCCAAGCACGTCCTCTACCAGAAAACATAGCTTTAATACTTACATTACTAGAATGACTGATGTTTAGATGTCCATTAATTGCTTCATTGAATATTTCACGAAGTAATGTTAATTTAATTTCGTGTTGATCTTCTTCAAGTTTAGCAATAACGTCATGAACAGCAGGGAAAATAATTTTTTTGATTGAATGAATGTCCATATATATTTCCTTTGTATGTTTTTAATATTATAATATTACATTTAAAGAGTTACACTTTATTACTTTCTTTCCTTCATCATCTCATTGAAGTCTCTTCTTGACTGAAGGAGTTTTGATACCATTCGTGCATTAGGTTTCTCTATTAACTCAGCAGTCTTTCCCATTCTATATCCACCATTAACTAGACAGTGAAAACAAAACAACTCTTCCTTTAAACCTTCATCAAACCAAACTTCTTTAACTTCACCATGACCATAATTCTGATCTGGACCTTTTAGTTCAACCCAAATCATATCGCCCGGTTTTAAATATAAGTCATTTGTAGAGGTCAACATAGTCACCAAACCATTGATCAAATGTTTTCAATAATTGATTATAGTTTCCTAACATCATTGTGTTTTTAATATCTTTCCTGATACGACTTGGTATGTTAATTTGTTTACCAATAACATCAACACAACCAATTAAAAACAAAGCATTACCTTGTGGTCCGTTTAAATCGATTTGTATTTTCTTATTCTCTATTTCACTTCTACAACGTATCATTTTTTATCCTAAATTACTGTGTTCAGTTTTACTAAAGTATTGCATAAATTGTTTTTCGCTAATAGCCAAAACTGTGCTGTCACTAGTTCTTGTTAGAAAGCACTTGACAATTCGATCAACACCCTCAGCTTTTTGTACTCTAGAGCTGTTGAATATGAATTTTTCCCATGTAACAATAGGCTTAACTTCTCCTTTAATCCTCATACCTAGTTTAGCTGGCATAAAGTATCTCCCATGAAACTCAGTGCTAACAACAGATCCTGTTCCTGTTTTACCTGTAAAGTAAACAGAATCACCATTTCTTACTTCAACCCATCTACGATGATGCATATAAGATTCCTTTAATTAAATTGTGTGTAACTGAAGATTAAAACAATTTCAGTTAGAACAAAGACAAAATAAACATCAGCTCTACTTCTATTGTTATAGAAACTATGAAGATAGCTAAAAATTAAAACAAAAATTGAGATTATAAATATATCAAACATTATAAGCGAACAAAACCATGAAGTTGAATAGTATAGAAGAAACTGTAACAAATATTTTTTGATCAGCTTCAGTTACAATAATTAATACAAAAAGCCAGAGAAAAAAGCCTAATAGAAACATTACACATTTTCTTCATACAGATTGTTTACTCTTAGGAAGTCATACCATTCTTCTAGTTCATGACTCGTAGGCTTTGATAAACTTGCTTCTTTAATAACTCTTATCTCGCTAACGATATCAATCATATCGTTTTCTGTTTCTGATGACTTTTGACGCTGTCTAATAGGTTTAACTTCTTTTTTTACTTTCCTATTTTCTGGTTTAACCTCGATCTGCATCTTAACAGGTGTATTACCAAGTAGTTCGAAGTCTTTTGCAATAGCGTCATTAATAAGAACAAAGCTTTCTGGATGATCTTCTTTAGAGTCTTTGAATCTTACTTCAAATCTAACAAGAGGAACAGATTCGTCACCCTCTACTTTAGAATATCTAATCCAGTAAAAGCCTTCACGTGTTGTATGTTCTATATAACTAGACTTTTCACTGTCTGGTACATTCAATAAAAGATTTTCAATTTGATTTGCACCTTTTTGATCTTTTAAAACCTTTACCCAAGAATTTCCTCTGCCTTTATACCTGTCTTGAATTGTTTTTTTAAATCCATTACTTGACATAGTGTTTTCTCCTTTTATATATTATAACAAATGAAAATAAAATTTACACATGACATTACTCTTTACCTCTAAACCACTCTAATGTCTTATACATAGCTTTTTCAAAATAAATTTCTATCCAGAGGACTATAGCGAGTATTATTGAATGATCTCCTGACGCAACCAGCATTTTTGTGCAAATTTTTTTCTGTTCTTTCGTTAAATTACCTGTTGTTAACATAGTCATTTCACCATTACTAGTAACAAAGAATATTGCAGTTCCTTTTGACTTGATGTCGCTAGTAATGTCTTTTACAATATCATCAATAATAGGCTGCTTGTTTTCCTCTTCCACTTAAATCTCCACATCTACATCAATAAAAACAAGTCTATTCCATTTAGGTCCAATAATAAAATCAGTGATGTTAGCGTTTTTTTCTTTGAGTAATAAAACAAAATTGCTATATGTCATTGATTTGTTTACTTTGTTTGTTCCTCTTATCTGGAAAAGTGTTAACATTCTTTTCTTTTCTTCACTAGATAAAGATAATTTTTTTATTTTTTCAATTAAAGCATTAATGCTTTTATCATTCATTATAGAACTCCAACAAATTTTAGTGCTGTGCCCATGATTACTAGAGTAACAGGCACGAATGTTAAACAAAAAAACAAAACAGCAACAATATTTAATACGTCAATTTTCATAAAAATTTCTTTATCTTTTCTTTAGTTATATAACAAACAAGAAAGTCATGTGAAGGAATCATTAACTCGTAATAGTCATCTTCATCTATCTTACTTACAACTTTGGCATGCGCAAATATGTCTTTAATTTTATCTTCTTTGATATAAAGATAGTCAACAACAATAGGAAGCCAGACATTGTTAGTCATAACATTGACTCTTGACGCTACTATACATCTTATCACATAATATTAACCTTCTTTGACAACCATCTAGTTTATATCTCGCCTCTTGCAGACTAAACTTAGTGATTCTAATTTGTTCGCTTTTGTCTTTACATCTGCCTAAATCAACTTCAAGATCAATAACTTTGTCACTTAATAATTTATGTTTTTGACTTGAAACACAACTTGACATTAGTAAAATAGCTGCAATGAATAGACGCATTTTAGTATAAACCTCCAGGGTTAGATGCTGGATTATGACTTGGATATATTATATTGTTTTTCTTTTTATTCTCTGTAAATAGATATCTTGTATTGACTTTTTTATATAAACGACCGCATGTTTCTATATCACAATAAGTGTTTGGATCATATCCTTTAAAAGAAACAGAATCAACTACAATCATATCTAGTTTTTTTGCAAATTCTATGTCGTTATCTTTATTGAAAGTTGACTCTTTTTTTAAGTAGCTTTTACTATCAAAATATATTCTTCTTAACCTTGACAATACTTACCTCTTTTTTAATATTATATTATTAAAAATATAAATTTACACTTTGAAAGATTTTATTTTTTTCTTTTTCTTTATCTTAGGCTCAAAGTTTTCTTGCTCTCTAAAAGCTTTCCAAGACACTAAAACATCAGTTACTTTGTTTTCTTCAACATCTCTTTTTACAAGATAGAACTTTACAGCTGTTGCTTTTTTGCCGTTATACCATCTATTGTATTCAACAAAGAAAGAAAGAATTCTTTGATAGAAAATATTACTATCATCATTTGTAATTGTTCTAGACTCAAAAAAGTCTTCAAACACTTGAACAATATTATTGTTGCTTTTATTGTCTAAGACTTCTTTCATTAAGTTAACTAAAATAACTGTATCAGACTTGTAATTCCCTATATCAAAAAATTCAAAATTTTTATGAGAAATGTCTTCACATAATCTTGGATGATTAATACCACAAACAACACTAAACATATTTATTATCTCCTATTTCATGCAGATCTTCTGCCATAACACCAATTACTTTTTTGTCTTTTAAAACGTCAATAACATCATAAAGAAAGCCATCAATCGAATAACTATTGTAGTCAGGTCTAGCTTCGTCTTCTAATGATAAGACTATTACATTCAAATACTTCATTTTTTCTTCGCAGAAGTATTCATACATGTAAAGTCTATTTCTTCTTATCATGATCGTTCCACTTTAAGTTGCAGTATACACACCAATTATCACAGTCTGAGCATCCGTAGAATTCTGAAAAGCTTCTTTTACATTCATGTAAGTGAAAACTTACCTTGGACTTTTTACAGTAGGAACATTTTAATAGTTTTATCTCACTGGTTTTTGTTTTTTTACTCATCTCTATACCTGAAAGCAGACTTCTGATAGATAAAGTCTTTAATTGAAGAGAATTCTTCAACTTTGTTAACATTAGAATCAGCTGAAAGTACGAAGTCAACGTTTTCACTATCAGTTAATATTTCTATCCAATGTGACTTAAAACAAATAACAATACCTACACC